TACACAGGTTCTGCTTGGGTTACTGCTTACGTCCCAGGAGAAGCTATCAATATCTCTTTTACGGCAGCAGGTAATCTATCTGGTACTAACGTACAGACTGCAATTCAAGAGCTTGATACTGAGAAGCTACAAATAACAGCTAGTACAGCATCTGCTCAGTTACCAGCAGGTACTCAAGCCCAACGTGATGCATCTCCTTCAGCTGGTTTTATTCGTTTTAATACTGATGTTGGTCAGTTTGAAGGCTACACAGGATCTTCATGGTCAAGTGTCGGCGGTGGTGCAACAGGTGGTGGTAGTGATACGTGGGCTGTTGAGCATGACAACACGATCACGCAATCGTACACAATTGGTACTGGTAAAAATGTAGTCAGTGCTGGACCGTTGACGGTCAATAGCGGTGCAATTGTAACCGTACCTTCTGGATCTAACTGGGTGATTGTTTAATTATGACTATTAAAATTAACGGTACTAATACAACCGCACAACCAAGTATTACAGGAACAGATACTGATACAGGTCTGGTCTACGGAACAGATGAAGTCAAGATTGTTACTGGTGGGACGGATAGGGTAACGGTAAATAACACGGGATTGGGAATTGGAACGTCGTCGCCTACAAATCTTTTACATGTTAATAGCAGCATAGCTGGAGCAACAATTCATATTACAAATTCCACTTCTGGTTCATCAAGTTCAGATGGTTTAATTATTAACCAGGATGGCAATGACACTTATATATGGAATAAAGAGAATAGCTTTATGTCGCTTGGCACAAACAACACCGAGCGGATGCGCATCCTAAGCGATGGAACAATCGCGAATGGAGGTCTTGCCGCAACGCCTGTGACTGTTGCAGCAGGAAGTTATATTCAAAACTCTGCTAATGCTGGATTCTTTGGAAATAATGGGGATGCAAAATTTGGTAGTTCTGCTAATAATCCAGTTTTATTCCAAGTTAATGGCGGAGAAAAAGCCCGAATCGACAGCTCGGGCCGTGTAGGGATTGGCACCTCGAGCCCAATTAGACCTTTATCCGTATCAAACGGGGGTGCAGAAGGTTTTGAATTTGGCCCAGGAGATACTGCCGGAACAAATTTAACCCTTCACTACAACAGATCTACTTCTGCATATATTGGCAGCATAAACCAAGCCAATTACCACACTTGGTCAGCAGGTGGTGCGTCGGAAAAAATGCGAATCGACAGCTCGGGTCGGCTAGGTGTTGGGTTCTCTTCACCACCAGCTACTTTTTCTGTTCATGCTCTTGGTTCAGAACAAACCACTGCCTACTTTAAAAGTGGTTCAGCCAATGTATATCTACAATTAGCCAATAGCGTTAATTCTCAAGCATATCTCGGCTACGAATCAACTGATTTGGGGTTCTATACCAATGCCGTCAAACGGCTGCAAATTGCAAGTAACGGAACTTCTTTCTTTGCATCGGCTCAAAACGTCATTGGTGCAATGTCTGAAGCCTCTGCGGGTACGTCAGTCAGGATGTATTACGGTTCTCATTCGTCAACAGGTATTGCGGGTACAGTTAGTTACACAGTTTGGACTAATGGCAACGTTGTAAACACCAACAACTCCTACGGTTCTCTTTCTGACGTTAAGCTAAAAGAAAACATCGTTGATGCAAACTCCCAGTGGGATGACATTAAGGGGCTTCGAGTTCGTAACTACAACTTTATTGAAGGTCAAACACACACTCAAATAGGCGTTATCGCCCAAGAGGCCGAGGCCGTATCACCTGGCCTTGTCTATGAAACTACTGACCGCGACGAAGAAGGTATTGATCTTGGCACTGTCACTAAATCCGTCAACTACTCCGTGCTTTATATGAAGGCTGTCAAAGCACTTCAAGAGGCAATGGAACGTATCGAATCCCTAGAAACACAAAACGCCTCCCTTGAGGCTCGACTTACAGCACTAGAAGGAGGAGCAAGCTGATGCCTATTAAATTAAACGGGGCAACGTCTGGTTCGGTTGAACTGGATGTCCCCGCAGCTGTAGGTAGTGACCTGCAGCTAACATTGCCAGCGACAGCAGGTGAGATTGTTGTTAAGGACAGCTCGGGACGAGTTGGGATAGGTTCGTCGTCGCCTAGTTCAAACCTAGACGTAGAAGCCGCTACAGGTGATGCAACACTCCGTATTCATGCCGCAGAAAACAACTCAGGGTCTGAACCAAAACTAATACTTGAATCCAGCAATGATTTTGCTGAGTCAGCTATTGATTTCAAAGATAGCAGCGGTATCGGTGGAGCGATTCGCTACAACCACGGCGATAACGCGCTTCGGTTTCTCGGTAAAGGTATTAATAGCGAAGCGCTGCGAATCGACAGCTCGGGCAATCTAGGGATTAATACTACAAGTCCGACTCAAAAGCTGCATATTGTCGGAACATCAAATGTTCTCACAAAAACAAGTAACGGAGTTGCTTCCGTCCTGGTTGGGATTGATAGTTCTAACGATGGCGTAATTAAAGTAGAGACAAGCAACAATTTAAAACTATACACTAACAGCACCGAGCGCTTCCGACTCGACAACACGGGCAATCTACTTTGTGCTAAAACTAGTACATCTTTTAATGTAACTGGTACGATTTTATCGACTGCTGGCGCTATTTATGCCACGACCGTTAATGACACCTGCTTCTTTGCCAACCGAACAGGTAGTAACGGAAGTGTATTCGGTTTCTACCGAAATGGTGCGGCAGTAGGCTCTATTTCAATTACAAGTAGCTCAACTTCCTACAACACATCATCTGACTACCGCCTAAAGGAAAATGTAGTTGACATTGCTGACGGGATTACTCGCGTTAAACAGCTACAACCAAAGCGTTTTAACTTTATTGTAGATCCTGGTACAACTGTCGATGGTTTCCTTGCTCACGAAGCACAGACAGTCGTTCCAGAAGCTGTAACTGGTGAAAAGGACGGTGAAGAGATGCAAGGTATTGATCAATCCAAACTTGTCCCACTTCTTACTGCAGCATTACAAGAAGCAATCACTAAAATCGAAACCCTAGAAACAAAAGTAGCAGCATTGGAGGCATCATCATGAGTAAGATGAAAGTCAATAGGATTGAAAATACATCCACAACTGCTGGCGGTATTGATATTAATACGAGTGGTGATGTAGGGATTGGAACGTCGAGCCCTGCGCAGAAATTAGTTGTTGATGGAAACATTCAGCTTGGAACATCCTCAGGCAGTGGAAAATTATATTTATCGTCTTCAACAGGCTTTTCTCCACGTTTAGAAGAGAACAGCAATGCTTTATCGGTTCTTACCAGCAACAACGAGCGAATGCGAATCGACAGCTCGGGCAGGCTGTTGATTAACAACACAGCAAGTGCTTCAACTCATCCTCTTCAAGTTACTGCAAAATCTGATGCAAACGCTATTTGCATTATAGGTAGATCTTCTGATGATATTGGGGAAATAACATGGTTTGAAAATGATCGAACCACCTCTTTAGGTGAAATTCAGTACCGTCAGGATCACGTTAATTTTAGACATCGTGTAGGCGATATTCGTTTTGCGACTGGTGGTACTACTGAGCGCATGCGAATCGACAGCTCGGGAAATGTATTAATTGGTAGTACAAATAATTTCACTAACTCCAAACTTGCTGTTAGAGGTTCGCTTGGTTTTTCAAATACCAGTTTTGCGTGTGTTGAACAAGGTGAAGGGAAAAACGGTTCCTTTACTTCGATTGTTTTTGATTATTTTATTTCATCGGGGCCTTCGTCTACACTGTTTGAAACACAAGCCTATGGATATAACAATGACTTTGTAGACCATTTAGTCGGAGCTTACGGTGGTGGTGCGCAAACTATTCGCAATAACAATAGTTCTGGGATGTCTGTTGCCTTATCATTTCCTGGTGGTAGTGTTACTCACCGTATAACAATAAGTGGAAGCATTACTCACCCTGTTGCCAAAGTAAAAGCAACCTGTGGCGGATTAGCAAGCAATATTGAACTACTAAGTATTACTTTCAGTTAAATTTTACTCTATTTAAATTAATAAACTATCATGGCTACAACTACTATTTGGAACATTGCTTCACTTGACCGCGAAACTGCTGACGGTTATGTATTTACTGCTCATTATACTGTTAATGCTACTGACGAAACTTATAAGTCAGGTGCTTACGGTTCAATTGGCTTTGAAAAGCCTGACACCCTTGTACCTTTTGCTGATCTTACTGAAGAGACAGTTGTTGGTTGGGTAAAAGATAAATTGACTGCTGAAAAAGTAACTGAAGTTGAAGCAGTACTTCAATCACAACTTGATGAGCAAGCCGCTCCTACTAAAGCATCTGGACTTCCTTGGGCATAATTATGATTACACTTATTCGACCAGTACTATTCTCTTTCATGAAGTCAGAGAAAGTTAAATTCCTTATTCTCGATCTTCTTAAGGCATACGCAAAGTCAACCGATAATGACGTTGACGATAAAATTGTTGCTTTTGTGCGAGACGGACTATTCCCAATTAAATAATGGAATGGGAAGAGGTGCCAGGTTTTCCAGGGTTAGTGCTTCCAGAAGCGCCTCTATTGCCTGATGCAGTACTTGAAGTACCACGAGCCTCCTTACCTTCCTATCAGCCTCTTGTAGCGCCTCCTAGCACCCTTAGACCTCCTATCGGTATTAAACCTATTGATGCAAAAGAGCAGGCGCCTACAACTAAGACTAAGACTCCACTATCTACGCCTTATGTACCGCCAGAGGCGCAAATAATAGAAGTACCTTTTACTGACATTGAAGTACCAATGCCAACTACTACTATTATGACTACTGCTGCAACTACGGCATTTATATCAGTTGCAGCTACCTTACTTGGACAATCACTATTTAAATATTTAGTGATGCTATTTAAACCTATAATTAAACAAGCATGGAGCAAGTTAAAAAAGAAGACGGTGGAAAGCCCAAAAACTTCTTAGAGAAGGTCAAGGAAAATACTGAAGATGAGCTTCAAATCCTAGGTACGTTTGTACGTCTAGGCGTCGTAGTATGGAGTGGTTTTATTATTACTTTGAACTACGTTGAATTGCCTATGTTTAAAAAAAGTGTTGGTGGGGATATCACATTTCCTGCTTCAATATTTACAGGAGCATTGGCTACATTTGGCTTGACAACTTCTAATAATAAAGCTAATAGTAAATCAACAGATCCTAAAAAGAAAGACGAATGAAGCATTTACTACTATTCTTATTGCTGGCAACTCCAGCCACAGCGCAAGTGACCCCTAATTTTACACAAGGGTCTATGCAATCAACTTCTACCACTACTGTTGATATTGATCGGACTATTGCGACCAAAATCTATGGTGGTGACTACACATCATGGTCAGGAACAAACGTCACACCAAGTGGAGACATCTCAAATTCATCCACAACCTATTCAGTAACCAATGCAGGAGAGCAGTTTCAGCTGGAGCTGGTCAACAGAACAGCAGGCATTATCGAAACAATCGATATCGACGAAACAATCCAGCAAGTTACTACTACTACATCCTTATCGGTCTTCTCGCAGTAAGTCCTGCTTACGCTGAAGAACCTAGAGTCCAGAATACTTCTAACCCAGTAGCTGCTGCTACGGGTAACGTAACTAATCAGGCGGTGCAATTCCAGAATAATGGGGCACCGTCTAGACAATACTTCTTCGGAAATAACAGCTGTAATGGTACGACCATGCAGCTTTCTCCTTTTTATATGGGTAACGATACTGTGCCTTATAGCAGAGAAAGCTACAGTAAAAGTAATAACTGGGGAGCACAAATTAACTTCTCTATTCCATTAGATGGTGGAATGATAGAAACTTGTAAAGCTATCGCCCGCAAACACGAACAGAAGATGCGTCTTGACTATGAGTTAGTCAGGGCACTGAAGTGTACTGAGATCATGCAGAAGGGTTTTACCTTTCGACCTGGCTCACGTGTAGAAATTTTATGTAATGACATCGTACCTATTGTTGCACTTGAATAAATGGAATCATTGGTAGCTGCTGTTATTGCCG